GTCATTTTCTGTCACTCGTTGTTGACGGAACCCTCGGAAGTTGCTACAAATTCTCAAAGAGGTGCGAAAATATGGCTTTGACTTTGAAAGAACTTGACAACCGTTTGAAGGTCCAGGAGGACCTCATTCTCAAACTCGCGAAGGAAGTGGAAGCCTTGAAGGCTCCCGCAGTTCCGCAGCGCGCCCCGGAGAACTCGATGAAGTTCAGGTAGGAGGTCAACATGGCCGAAGCGAAGAAGGAACAGAAGCCGCGCATACCGACCAACTCGCACCATTATGAACGTAATGGGAAGCACAAGCAGGCCCCAGCCTCCGGGACTTCCCGACTTGCCCGAACTTTCATTCCCGAAACGAAAACATACAGAGAGAAGCAGGGTTTTCTCGGGCTGAAGATGCGCGAAGACAAGCGCGACATAACGGAAAAGCTGCGCGACGGCATAAAGTGGATGAACGAGAAGTTCGTCATCACCTTCAAGCACCGCACCGAGTGTGTGGACCAGCACGAGTACGAGTGCCTCATGGTCACGCACGCCGCGATCTCCGACTTTACCGTCCAGGCGTTCATCTTCTCGCTGTTCTCGCTCGTCGAGGAGCTCCCCTACGTCAACCACAAATTCAACCCCGTGCGATATGCGGAAACGCAATTTTCCGACGACGTGAAGCGCGAGGAGTTCAAGGCGGTGGTCGAGGAGCTGGAGAAGATTTTCGTCCAGACGAAAAAGGACCTCAAGAAGTACATCGAGAACGACGCCTACTTCTTGAGCTCGCAGACCCGCTCCCACACGATATGGTTCTTGGAGCACTTCTTCAAGACCGACATCGAGGAACCGGACGCGCCGACCTCCGGAAAGGTCGTTTTCGAGGTCCAGGTTCCTGCACCGATTCCGCAGGAGGTCCTCGATGCAATGGCTCGCAAGTGAGAGCGACAAGCTCCTTATCTCCCCCTTCCAGCAGAAAATCATTTTTGCCGAGAACGAATTCACGCTCGCCTGCTGCGGTCGTGCTTCCGGGAAGACATCGGGAGTCACTTGTCGCTTGGCCTACCGGAACGTGAACTTCGGGCGCTCGGCTATGCTCATCGCCCCCACCTTCGGCCTCATCCGCGAGACGATCATGCCAGCCACGCAGGAGTGGTTCGACAAGTTCCACGTCAAGTACAAGGCGAACCTCACCGAGCACACCATCGAGACGAAATACGGGAAGGTCGTTTTCCTTTCCGGAACCCGTCCCGATTCTCCCCGCGGTTACACGAACCTCGAGGACTTCTATTGCGACGAGGCGGCCTACGTTCCGAGGAAGGCAATCAAGAACGGCCTCCTCGCCTGCCGTTCAAACAAGGGCTTATCCACGACCCAGTGCTACACGTCCACGGGCCTCGCCGGGAGCTACTTCAACAAGATGGCGAAGCAGCCGCCCGTCTCCGACGCGCTGGTGCTCACCGCCTCCACGTTCGACAACCCGTTCACGACCGCGCAGTACAAGCGCACCGTCTACGAGTCCCTCCTCGACACTCCGGCCTTCTTGCGTCAGGAGCTTTTCGGGGACCTGGACGCGGAAGAAATGAACCTCGTCTTCCCTCCCTCCAGCTTCGCCACTGTTCGGAGGGTTTCGGGAGGTCGCAAGCGCTGCGGCATAGACTTTGCATACGAGGGCAACGACACGACGTGCATCTTCGTGGTGGACGACTGCGGCATAGTCGAGAAGAAGGTCATCGGCAAGGATAACGGGCGCAAGTGCTTCGAGGAGTTCAAGCGCCTACACCAAAAGTGGGATTTCGAGTCACTCTCCCTGGACCATACCGGCGGTTTTGACGCCGGCTTTATCGTGCTTATGGAACAAGAAAAAATCTCCGTACCCGTGAACAAGGTAAACTTCGGTGCGGCCTCTCCCGATCCGAAATTCGCGAACATGCGCGCCTACATCTACTTCAACGCGCGCAAAATGATTATCGAGAACGGCTTCTACATCGGCGACACCGACGTGGAGGACGAACTCGTCCCGCAGACGTACTTCATGAACAACGCGGGGCAGATTCAGCTCACCCCGAAGAAGTACATCAAGAGCATTATCGGAAAATCCCCGGACCAGGCCGACGCGCTTTGCCTCGCCTGCTACCGTGGCAACCCTGAACCCTTAACAGAAGAACACGAGGACGAGGTGGTCCCCGCATCCACAAGGAGCTACTAATGGCTAACGAAACAGAAGAAGCGGTCGAGACCATCGTCCCGCAAGACATCAACCCGGCGGCTATGCTGCCCACTCCCGACGAGGAGCGCGAAATCATCGAGGAAATCGTCGAACTCTCCACGAAGTCGAACGACTATTTCAAGGTGGAGAACGACCGCAAGAAGGACGACGCCCGCGTCTACGCCGACGTGGTCGCCTTCAACAACGTGGACACGAAGGCCATGACGGCGAACCGAGCCGAGGCTACCGTGAACCCTCTCCCGCTCTACGTGAACGCGACAAAGAACCTTTTCCTCACGAACCCCTTCAAGGCCCAGGTGGAAGGAAGGAACGGCGACAAGTTCCGCGACTTCCTCGACCAGCAGCTTCAGGAAACCTTCACGAACAGCGACGCCGACGTGTCGGTGTTCTCGGAAGGCCTCCAGGACATTCTCGAGGAGGGCGGTTCCTTCATGTACCTCACGACCGAGGAAGGGCGCATCGAGATTAACCTGGCCTATGAGCCGAGCTCCTGCATCTTCGACCCGTGCTCCCGCAAGCTGGACGGACGCGACGCCGAATTCTTCGGAATCGTGGAGCAGCTCCCTTACGACCGCGTAAAGGAAATGGCCAAGGAGAACGGCGTGGAAATCCCGAGCAAGGAAAGAATACAGCAGACAAAGACCTGGAACTTCGCAGACTTTAACTCCTCCATCGGTTCCGTGAACCTCGTCCACTTCTACCGCAAGGATAGCGAGGGCGTGTGGTTCATCCAGGTCGTGGGAGACAAGGTCATCAAGCGCGTACAGTTCAAGGGCCTCTCTTGCCTTCCGGTGGTCCCCATCTTCGGCCAGCGTTTCAAGGACGACCGCAAGAAGTTCTACAAGGGATTCGTCCGCGACACGAAGCACCTCTGCAAGATCGTGAACGGCTGCTACGTTTCGCTTTGGGAGCGCGTGAGCGTCCCGAGCGTACCCTATACGCAAGTCTCCATGGAATCCGTAGAGAACCTCACCGCCGACTACGAAAACGACATGGCCCGCTACAAGCGGTACAGGGCGTACACGAAGAAGGGCGAATCATTCGTCCAGCTCCCCGAGCCGAAGCGCGTGGACCCGGTCGTCATTACCGCCGACTTGCTGCCGGTCATCAACGACTCGCTCAACAAGATTTCGCGCATGATCGGTGTCCCGGAAGAAGGCCTCGGCTTCAACGCATCCACCGAGGTGCAGAAGACCGCCGCCGAAATCCTCACCCGCTCCTCTGCCCTCGTGACCAACGTCTCGCACTACTACCGCCACCTCCAGCGCTCCATCCAGCACGTTGCCGAGGTTATCGTCGAGATGCTGTGCATCTACAACGGCATGGAGAACACGTACTCCATCAAGCTGCTCAAGGGGCCCGAGGATGCGCTCAAGCGCGAACAGCGCCGCCAGCAAATCCTCGCCTTCCAGAGTCTCGCCCCCGAGGCTGTGAAGCCCATCCTCCTCGCCGAAGCAATCAAGACCGGCGACTTCGAGAACGCCGAGGCCATCGCGGCAGCCATCTATACGACCCTCCCGCCGGAAATCAAGCAGGCCCTCGGCCTTGAAGGTGGCGTTGATGTCTTGGCGCTGCAGCAGCAGAACCAGGCTCTCATGCAGCAGAGCCAGCAGCAGGCGCAGCAAATCGAGGACTACCGCCGCACCATCGACGCCGACGTGATTGCCGGGCAGAACCAGTTGCTCATTACAAGGGTGAACAACGAGGCCGCCCTGCGCTCGAAGCTCGTGGAAATCGAGGCGAAGGCAGCCGAGAACGAGAAGGACCGCCAGCTTGAACTCGCGAAACTTTCCGTAGAGCAGAGGGCAGACGCCGAGAAGCTGTTCATGGAATCGCGCAAGGCAGACGAGCAGGCACGCGCAAACGTGATAAAGGCTTTGCAGGAAGCCAAGCGCCTCCACATCGAAGCCGAAAAAGCGAAGGCCGACATAGTGTCAAAAATTGACATACGCTTTAAAAAACACACTTACGGACAACCTCGTGGCGCCGTCAAGTGACATAATTTGACACAAAACGCGCGGAGTGCGTTTGCATTTTCCGCGCGTTTAATTTATTTTAAATGAAAACAAATGAGGTGAGACATGGCATTACCAAGCCAGGAATTATTGAACAAGTACCGCGCCGAAGAAAAAAGCGCGGACCAGGATAAACCCGCGAATCCAGAACAAACTAACGCGGAGACGACCGGAACCGAGACGGAAACGCAGCCGACGGGCGGCGAAACTCAAGGCGAAGGCGAAGCCACCACCGAGAAGACGTCCACTTCCTCCGATTCGAACGGAGCGCAGCCGAACGGCAAGGACGAAGATCGATGGGCGAAGACGCAAGCGAATTTCGAGAAGCGGCTGCACCGGCAAGAGCGCAGCCACCGCAGGCAGCTCAACGAACTCAATGCGACCATAGCCGACTTGAGGAAGCAACTGGAAGCAAAGAGCCCGAAGCTCCAGCGCGAGGACTTCCCGACGCTTGAAGCGTTCGAGAACTACCGAAAGGAAGAACTGAAGAAGGAAATCCTCGAGGACCAAAAGAAGGCGCAGGAAGCCCGCGACGCAGCAGCGACAAGGGATGCCGAGGCGCAGAAAAGGGTGGAGCAGACGTTCCGCACTCCCGAGCAGAGGAAGGAGTTCAACGAAGTCTTGACGGACTTCTTGGACGACAACGCCGAATGGCTCGAGACCGAAGAAGGCCAGCTCTATCAGGAAATCATCGACCAGTCCCCCATCGGTCTTGTAATGGCAATGGCCATCGGCAAGAACGAGGAAGTTCAGCGGCAGATGAAGACGTGGTCCAAGGACTTGCTCTATCAAAAACTTTTGACGTTCGAAAACGCACTCTTGCAGAAGGCCAAGGAACAACCGAAGGCGCAGACGCAAACGGCGCAACCTACGGGAGCCAAGGCCACAACGCCGACGCAACCGAGCACTAGTGGAATCCCCTCTACCGGGAGTGTCGGCAAGACACAAGCTGCTGCGACGTTCAATGCCAGGGAATGGCTCAAGAAGAACAGACCGCAGCGCTACCCCATCCACTAACAAGAGGAAAAAATCATGGCTAACGCTATCATTACCGTACCGGGTCTGGAAATCTTTACCGCTGAAATCGAAGAATCCTGCCCCATCATTGAAGACGCCCGCTCCACCCAGGAAGGCCTCCGTGGTCGCCAGGGCGGCAAGCTCAAGGTCGCCATCCCCGACCCGGGTCGCACCTTCGTCAAGAAGGGCGGCGTGCCGACTATCGGCGCCGGTGCCGACATCGAAAACACCGAAGTGAAGGAATTCTCCCGCGAGTTCACCGTGGCCGTCGCTACCAACGCCGCGACCATCTCCTCGCTGGAAAAGGTTACCGACATCGACTCCTTCGAGAAGGAAGTCGCAGACCCGCGCTCTCCGGAACTCGGCGCATCTATCCAGGAAACCATCATTTCCGAATCCGCCCTCTACGCCGACTCGGCCTTCGTGGTCGACGGTACGAGCGCCAGCTTTGACGGCTTCGGCCTTCTCGCTGACCTCGGCGGCGAACTTTCCGACTCCCGCTGCGGCGGCGAACTCGTCGGCTACATGAGCGGCAAGATTAAGAGCAAGATTTCCCGCGGCGGTTTGAAGGACTTCAACCAGGAAGCCATCTCCGGCGAACTCTACCGCAAGGCAAAGATTGGCGAATACAGCAACGTCATGTGGAAGAACACCCCGATGCCGATTATCGTTACCGGCGCGGCCCCTGCTTCCACGACCGTGAGCGCAAAGCCGACCGAAGGCTCCGACACCATCGTGCTCGCCTCCGCCAACATCACGACTGCGACCGTCATCAAGGCGGGCTCCGTGTTCACCGTTGCCGGCGTCAAGAAGTGCGACGTGCTCGGCCACGACATGGGCGAGCTCAAGTCCTTCGTGGTTCTCGCTGACGCTACGGGCGGCTCCGGCACCGTGTCCGTCAAGGTTGCCGAAATGAACGCCACGGGCGCCCACAAGAACGTGTCCGCCCTCCCGGCAGCTACCGCCGCCGTGACTTGGAAGACGGCTGCAAACAAGAGCTACGCTCTCGTGTGGGCCTTCCAGAAGGGCAACCTCGAACTCTCCAGCGTGAAGCTCGACGATTCCGGCCTGGAAGAAGTCAACGCCAAGAGCCCGAGCGGCAAGCTCGAGATGTCCGCCATCGTTCACGGCGACGTGAACCGCAACGGCACCTACCGCTTCGACATTGCGTTCCTCTCGGGCGCCGTCGACAGCCGCCGCGCCGCTCTCGGCCTCATCCAGCTCGACTAATTGTGTCCCCTTGCCTCCCTCCCGGTCCCTAGCCTTCCGGGTGGGAGTGTTCCTTTTCTCCTTATGTTGATTGACTAGCTAGAGTCCCGATATTTTCACCACCTCGAAAATTGAAGGGCTCTAGCTTTTTTCTTTAGGTTTTATATGCTCGTTCGCGAACTCATTAACGACATCCTGGACGAAATCGGCCAGCTCGTAGGCGGAAGGCCCGCCACAGACTCAGACGCGGCACGCTGCCGTCGTCTCATTAACAAGTGCGTACGAGAATACAACGTGCAGGGTTTCCTGCACTTCACGCGCTCCCGCCTGCAGCTCGGGACCGGGAAAGAGTTCACTTTCGAAAAGTGTCCTCTAAACGTGAATTCTGTTTTCTACAAGGTCGGCCCAAACTATGTGAAGTTGAAGCCCGTCCGCCTCGAGAACCTCCCCGCCTACGAGGGCGTGGGGTGCTCTCCGTTCAAGTACGCCTTCGACAAGTTCTTCGAAGGCAACGATCTAAAGGGCAAGCTCATTCTTGACCGCAACTCCATGTACGAAATCGAGGCCGTTGTGACCTACGAAATGGAGCCGTTCAACGAGGACGACATCCTCACCCTCCCGCCCGAATTTATCAACCTCATAACGGCGGACGTACAGTACAGATGGGTGGAGAACCTCGCCATAAATGACCGCCTCAAGATGGACAAGAAGTCCGAACGCGACACGCTCCTCGACTTTGTGAAGGGGCTCGAGACTCCCGCTCTCGACGTTCCCGAAACTTACGCTACACTCGACGACAAGTTCTACGGCGGCGTGGGCCGCCTTCCGGGGGTTTACTAGTGGCGGCACGTACAATACAGATAGGCTCCTTTTGCGGCGGCTCCTCGAAGCTGGCCGATTCCGAATTCCTCGGGATGGAGGAGTCTATCAACATGTACCCCGAGACCATCACGGCCACGGACACGTACTCCGAGAAGATGCTCAAGAGCGTGGAAGGCTTCGGGTTCGGCCACCTTTTCGCGGACGAAATCTTCAGGGGCATGGGCGTAGTCAACACCAACCCGTGGTATGCTTCGTCGGTGAACGAATCGTTCCTTACGGTCACCCGCGAGAAGAACAGCGGACACACGCACGTGTACAACATTTACGGCGGGACCAAAACCGAGGTCGGGTATTTCACCGAATCGGGAACGGACGCGCAGATTACCGAGCTCTCGAACGGCGTGGCGCTAATCCTTGCCAACAAGGCCATCCACTTGTGCGACCCGTCCAGCTCCGTATCTCCGGCGCCCTCCTGCCCGGTCGTCATGCTCCCGGAAGCCTTCGACCACGCGGGCTATGTGAAGCCTACGCAGATGGTGCAGCTAAACTTCCGCGTGATTATCAATGACGAGGACCACGACTACATCTACTGGAGCGGAATCAACCGCCCGCGTTCCTCCTCCGACCAGCACGCCTTCGACCAGTATCTCACCGTCTACGCCTACACGAAAACGGACGGGACGCAGGTCACGTTCAGCGACAACGTCTATTATCCGCCGAGCGAGGGGACGTACATCCCCGGCACTTTGAGTACGAACGAAGTGAACACGGCCGTGCTGAATAGCATGAAGATGGACTTCAAGGCCGATTCGGTCGTGGCCCTCCGTGCCACGGATTCCTCGCTGTTCGTTTTTGGGAATAGCTCCCTCCAGGTGCTCCGCTGGCAGAACTCCACCGACGCGCCGTTCGCCATCGTGGCGAAGTCCTCCCTAGCCGGAGTGGCCTTCAAGGATTCCGTGACCGTTATCGGGAACGAGTGCTACTTCGTGGGAAAGGGCCCGAACGGGATGCTCGGCGTGTTCGCCGTTGACGAGAATTGCCAAATACGCAAGATTTCAACGAACGCCGTGGACCAGCGCCTCGCGAAGTACAGCGTGGGGGGTAATGCCGGCTTCAAGGACATCCGCTCCTTCTGCTACTCCTACAAGGGACACCAGTTTTTTGTGTTCAAGGTCGAGGAGTGGAACAGCAGGATGGAAGAAACTCTCGCCTACGACATCGGCGAGGCCGTATGGGCCGACCGCGCGAGCTATGACGAGAATGGAGAGAAACACGCATGGTGCGCCATCGACGCGCAGACCATAGAAGGGATTCCCTTCTTCGTGACCTACACGAAGGGCGGGCTCGTCCGCATGTGTTCCTTCGCTCCGAGCAGCAACACCGACCACTACCTCGACGACACGAACGTGGAGGCCGACACCAAGGGCTACATCGTCAAGGAACGCACGACCGGAATCAAGTACGATGGCATTAACGACATCGTGGTGACTTCCCTCGAGCTCGTCATGAACTCGGGCGACACCACCGAACTAGACAACGCCAAGGACGGCTACAATCCGCGAGTCATGCTCCAGGTGAGCACGGACGGGGGCCGCACCTGGTCTAACGAGCTTTGGGCCTACGCGGGGCGCGTGGGACAATATGCATGGCGTGTACGCTGGAACGGATTGGGCCGTGGCGCCCGTTTCGCCTTCCGTGTCCGCATGACGGACCCGGTACAATTCCAGATAGCCACGGCATACTTGAGCTATTTGCAATGCGGGAATAGGATTTAAAGATGGATACCCAGGTAAAACAAAGTGCTTTTCTCGGCAACGGCGTAGTAGACACGAAGTCATACTTGCCGTTTGTTGCCGTGAAGAACGGGCAGACCGTCCGCTTGTTTACCGACGGATTCGTCGATTTTACGAACGTCCCGGTGCTGAAGTTCCCGGACTCCCGCTTCGCCTTCGCGGTGAAGTTTTACGAGGTTCAGTCGGGGGAATTCGTGAACGCATACCCCGCTCGCGCGTTGATCGTGCAGGCGGGCCGCACCGAAATGGAAATTAACGAACAGCTTGTCGCGTACGCAGAAGCGGAACTCGTGACGAAGGAGAACCAATAATGGGATTCTTTGACGGATTGAAAAGCGCAGCCGGTTGGGCTTGGGACCACTCCCCCGCCGGAATCACTTCCGAATTTGTCGGGGGTGTTACTGGCATTGACGGCAAGGACATCGTCGGGGATGTTTTCACCGGCGACTTCGACTCGCTCGGCGAAGACCTTCTCGAACCGTTGACCGGAAACAAGGCCAAGCAGGAAGCCTACGACGAGGCTATGAAAACCCTCAATGACCAGCAGACCATGATGAACGCGGGCTACGGCACCGCGCAGGGCATGGTGGCGGATTCCAGGGGCGAGATTGCCGACATTATCGGACCCGAGGCCATGGACCTCTACAAGTCGCAGCTTTACCAGCTCACGCCGAGTTCCTACGCCGCAAGCACCGAGCCGCTCAAGGGTTTCGAGTTCGAGCGCGACGTTTCCAAGTACCTCGACCCTAGCGCACAGTACCAAATCGACCAGGCCACGCAGCAAGTCCTGCAGAGCATGAGCGGGATGGGCGGAATCTCGGGCGGTGCGGCCTCCCGAGCCATTGCAGCAGAGACCGGCGCCAAGGCTTCCGAGCTCTACGGCGACGCCTTCGACCGCATGATGAAGGCCACCGAGCAGGAATACGGCAAGAACCGCGACATAGTGAGCGCGGAGCAGGCCGGAAAGAACACGGCCGCAGGCCTCAAGCAGACGCAGCTCGAAGGCATGGGCAATTTGGCAGGCTCCTACGTGGGGAACTTGCAGGGACTCACCGAGGATCAGGTGAACCTCCTCCTCGCGCAGATGGGCTCGAACCTCTCGCTCGCGCAGGCAATGTCGCAGCTCGGCATAGATGTCGCGAGCCAGCCGACCACGACGCAGCAGCTCCTCGGCATGGCCGGGGACGCCTCCACCATCTACAAGAACTTCGCGGGGTAATAAATGGCTATCAACTTTACACCGCTTACCGCCTACAAGTACGAGGTGCTGGACGGAATCAGGCAGCAGGCCGCGAACCAGCAGCGCGCCGCCTCCGGTCTCGGGGCCATGCTCGGCACGGCCCGCGGCATCTACGACGCACAGAAGGCGCGCGACTTCTTCGCGCAGTTCGACGACTCGGAAGAAATCGCGGCTATTGACGAACAGATAAAGGCGAACGAAGAACGCATAAAGGAGCTTGAGAAGGAGCTCGAAGGCATCGGGGGTTAATATGGCGCTTAACGATTATTTGCTGAACATGCCCGAAAAGCCGAAGGCCGAAGTGGACACGGCTCTCGCGTCCGTTGACGATTCCATGGCGCAGGCGCAGAAGGCCGCACAGATTCGCGGCAAGCGCGAGGAAATCCAGCGCCAAATCGCGAACCTCAAGGCCCAAAACGACAAGCTCCGCGCCCGCCGAGACAATATCAAGGCGAACAGCCTCTCCGACATGGACGAGGACAAGGTCGTCGCGATGGCAAAGTCCAAGGGAATCAAGGATTCCGACATCGAGACGTGGCTCCGTGGCCGCACGGCCCGCACTAATAGGGAAATTTCCCTCGGGCAGAAGGCATCGCTCGACGCCCAGGAACGCGCGATGGCCGAAACGAACAAGCAGAACGCCGCGCAGGCCATCTTCGACGCGCAGGCGGAGCTCGTCGCAGCCGAAAAGGCCGTGCCGGACGAACAGCTCCGCGCGCAGGACTCCATCGTGAGGGCGAAGCGCAACAAGCTCGCCACCCTCAAGAAGAATTTCGAGAAGGCCTACAACGTGCGCTGGGAGGACTTTTCCGAAGATGCCGAAGGAATAGACGACCAAAGCAAAAAAAGCCCGCAGAACGCGCAGAACGGCAAGGAAAACGTGGTCGTGAACTTGACCGAGGAACAAATCGGCGTTCTTGACGAACCGACCATCGCGAAGTACAACGAACCGACCGCGACAAACGAGGAAAAGCGCAGAATCAAGGCCGAGGCCGACAAGAAAATCCGCGAAAAGAACGAAGCCGACACCCGCCGAGCCCAACAGCTTGACAGCGTAAAAGGCGACCTCGCCACCATCGGCGCAAAGACCGGAATGGAAGCCGCCCGAATCATCAACGGCTTCGACAAGTCCGCAGACCGAAACGACCCCGTCAAGAGGTCGGCGGTCGCAAGGCTGAAAAATTTTGTCGGTAAAGACAAAGAATTTAAAACCTATAAGTCCCTCGACAAGCTCATGAAGTGAGGCGTATATGGCTATCAAGATTGACGACGAAGTGATGAAGGAATACACCGAGAGGAACAACCTCCCGGAAGTTTACGAGGCGTACAAGGGCATCAAGAACGCGAAAGACCTCAAGCGAGCGATGAAGGACAAGATGTTCCGCCGCACGGTGGAAGGCATCGAGGCCGAACAGAAAATCTCGATGAAGATCGACGCCCTGAACAAGCTCCGCGAGGACGCGACGCTCGAAGATGCCACCGACGAGGAACTCGTCGAGTACATGCCCGAAACCTTCGCCGACATCAACGCCGAAAAGGCCGAGGTGCAGTACGGCGTACCCGCAGACCTTTTCCCGCCGAAGGAAGGAATGAGCAACCGCGAATGGCTCGCAGTGACGCGCGAGAATTTCAAGCGCGCGGGGCTCGATTTCGACGACCTGGACGACCGCAAGCGCGCCGCCGAGGCCGCATCGAAGGCGCAGCAGAAGGAAGCCATGAAGGAGGAAGCCGCCAAGGAAGGCATCGCTGGCATTACCACGCCGCGCAGCTCCGAGAAGATGGCGCAGGGCGAACCCGTCACGATCGGCGATGCCGCGAGCGACCTATTGAGAATCGCGGAAGCCGCCCCGCCCATGGTCGCATATCCGGCCATAGCCATCCGCAACGGACTCGACGCATACCTCGACCACGAGGAAGGCGACGAAATCGGGGAAACACTCGCGAAAGCCGCCGGAAAGACTACCTCCGACATGCTTGGGTATCAAATCGGCGGAAAACTCGCGGAAGGCGCAGGGAACGGCCTCAAGGGCGTGTTCCGCATGATTAAGGGAACGCCGAAGGGCGGAATCCGCGCAATCAACAGCGCGACGAAAGATGTGGCGGAAGGTTCCGTCGGCACCCGTCCCCAGGTGGCGAAGGCCACGAAGGCCGCGCTCGAAGGCAAGCATGTAGGCCCGTGGAATCCGTACGGCTGGGAAGCCGCGCAGAAGGTCGCGGAAGCAGACCTCACCCAGGCGCAGAAGAAGAAGGCCATCGGGGCCTTGTCCAAGTACCTCAAGGAATCCGACCCGGATGCAATCGCGAAGCAGGCCGAAACGGCCACCACCACCAAGAAAATCGGCAAGAATTTCGACAAGGAAGTGGACGCGGAATCCAAGAGGCTCGGCAAGGAACTCGTCACGGCCACCG